TGAAATCGTATTCGCCGAAAATGATGAAGATGCTGGCCAATATCAAGGAAACTGGAAACGTGAATCAGTTAATTTACTCCAATTACCGCAAGTTAGAAGGTCTTGGTATTATCGGTGCGATCTTGGATGCGAACGGATACCAAGCNTATCGTATCGTGAAAGTTGACGGAAAGTATGTTGAGGATCCCACCCTAGATCCCAAGAAGCCCGCATATGCGTTCTATACAGGCGAAGAGAAGAAGGAGGTCAAGGAGATCATGCTCCAAATTTTCAACGAGGATTATCGGACGTTGCAGTCTGTATATCCTGAACACGTTCAGTCTATGAAAGAGAGTATCCTCAAACGCGGCGGTGAGAAACTGCTCTGTGTACTCATGATTACNGCNTCGGGCGCCGAAGGAATTAACTTGAAGAATGTTCGGCGTATTCACATTTCCGAGCCGCACTGGAATCCCGCGCGCACAGATCAGGTCATGGGTCGCGGTATTCGTCTGTGTTCCCACGCCACTCGCCAGACTCTTGGAGCAGGTGGAACNGTTNATGTGGANGTTGTTCCCGTGGAAGACCGTACGATCCGCATTTCGTATTACATTTCTGTCTTCACCGATGCTCAGGCCAAATCGTCTACGGGGTTCAACATTGTATCCACTCGCCGCGCCGATACNGCNCCGAAGAAGTACGATATGAAAGAGGCAGGTCGTGCCCCTGAAACGTTCATGACCTCTGATGAGTTTCTCTATGAAATCTCGTACGAGAAGGAGNGGATTACGAGCGGCATCACTCGTCTCATTAAACAGGCCGCCGTAGACTGCGAGATCCATCGCAAACTTCATGGTCGCGAGAAGCCACTCCTCCAATGTCTTCGTTTTGATAGTTCCGTAAAAGCCGAAGATCTGGCCTCCAATCCTGATATCAAGAAAGATGAGCGCGATGCCTCCTATCTCCGTAACATCATNAAACGGTCGCGGCGTCTTCAGCGCATCAAGGTCAAAGAGTTCGTGTTCCTCTACGACCCTGAGACCCATGAAGTGTTTGATAATTCGGCTTTTGGAGACAATGAGCGTCTTCTGAAACTTGGCATGATGAAAACCGACAAGATAGAATTCTTTACTTATGAATAATGGCACTGACGAGGGGAAGGAAACCCCGAACACCTCGTAAACTTCCAAAAGAAGACGTAGAGGTACAGGACGCAGGTGCCGAGACTCCTATTCCTGCCCCTGCCCCCGATATGGATTATCAGGCGATCATTAAGTCCCACAAACTTAAACAGGTGATTGTGAACCCTAAGAGCAAGTTTGTGGTGTGCACGTACTGGTGGGGACGCGGAAACGCCAACAAGAATTACCTGCGATTCGGCGATGAGACAACGGATCAGGCCATTAAGGACGGAAAGCGTGTGAACTATGCGTGCACTGGCGAGTTCATTGAGCAGATTAAGGAGGATATTCTGGAAGAGATTCGTGAAGAGGAAGAGGAGGAACAGGCCATTGAGAAGGCTATTGCAGACGGCACGCTTGACGAGGAACGCGATTTCTATGAGATATCAAAGGAACGCCGTATCGCTATTCTCAAGAAGTATCCCCTGAAATATGATCGGAAGAAGATTGATTCAATTCTTGGCCGCCCCGATATTCAGAAGCGGGTCTCAGAGGGAATGAGACAGAACGAGATCCGCATGAAAGCCGAAGGAAAGGTGAAGCATGAGGCCACGAAGTTTGAGGACATGATTGAGACATGGACAAAGATGTGCGAATCTATCGGCTGCAACTATATTGTAGAAGAGTACCCTGAATTTGCCTTCCCTGGAAAGTATCAGTTAGCGATTAACCTGAAACCCCTCTTCATCAAGGAGGCTCTACTCACAGCAGGTAAGGAGGGTCGTGGAGTTCTCTACATTGACGGAGACATGACGATCAAGCGATACCCTGATATCTTTGATATGCCGTCAATTGATTTCATGGCTCGCGGATGGAACATTGATCCGCGTGGAAACATTCACTACCTTAAAGACGACGTGTGCTTTGATCCCTACATCTTTGAGACGTCGGGAGGCACAATGTTTTTTGCTCCCACTCGTCAGGCAGTGTTGTTGTTGAAGCAGTGGGCAAAAGTCTCCGCCCAGCCCGATATGCAGGGTAAAGCTGACGACCGTATTCTTTCTATGGTGTTCACGACTGGACGCCAGAACGAGGCGATTTCGTTTATTCAGTTACCGATTGAGTACCTCTGGCTCAATGACGCCTACGATTTCCAGAAGAAGGAAGATCTTATGGAGGACCGAATTTACATTGAACACCCTGCCTGCCTGACCGCAGAGGAAACTGCCCGTGAACAGGGNGCATCTGCTTCTCGCGAGCCCCCGAAGTACGAAGAGATTGTCACAGATATGATTGACTGTGCCCAGCCCGGTGGAGTGTTTTACGAATATATCTTTTTCACTGAGCGTAGGTTTGTTGAATCGTTTGAGCCGTACTTGAAGTATCTCCGTCGGGCCAAGAATAATAAGGGAGAACCGTTCTACAAGATCGTGGACTTTGACGAGCATTATGGTCGCTACAACAAGGTGGCGTACAAGAACATGGAACAGTCTAACCTGATTGATGTGAAAACTCTTCCGGCAACCGAGATGTTGGCTAAACTACCACAGAGTACAACTGTTCCCATGATCATAGCGTGTTTCAAGAACGGCAATGATGTTCTGATTGGAGATTTCAAGGGGAATTATTCATCAACCTATGATCTCATGGCCGAAAACATCGGAGACCAGCATCTTTCCCCCTACCAGCGCAAGATCAAGGTAGATGTAACGAAGCCGATGTATATGTCCGGTCTAAACCCTGTCCTGATTCATCTGATGATGATGTGTGAGACACTGGAAGATATTAACCAGCACTACCACGAGAGTTTTCTGTTTGCGTCGCGTATTCGCGCATGGTGGGTAAAAACGGATCAGGTTTAGAGAGAAGTAGGAGACAGCACTGATATAACAACATGCCCGTCCCTTCTTCAACCACATTCTTAAAGACTGTTCAGGATCCTCTGGAAATTCATTTCCAGAAGAAAGCCGCAGATCTCAACATTGCTCCCCCGATCTTTGATACGAATAACACATCCTATATGGTGATGCTGGACTTGGACGAAATGTCTCTCGCCGACAAGTATGGCTCAAGCGCCAGTAATATTCCCAACTGGATCTGGAAACAGATTCATTATATCCTGAACAAACTGATGAAGGATGGACAGATGGAATACATTGATATTACACCGTACAACTTCATCGAGAAAGATGGAGTTGTATGGTGCATTGATTACGGTCATGCTACGCCGTTTCGCGGAACTATCCGCAATTGGTTTCTGAAAGATATGGTAGAGAAGAAACTCCGTCGCTGGAATCCCGATTTCGTGTAAACGATGTTCGGTAGTTTTTTACTTGGCGATGACGGACTCCAAGAAATCATCGCAGATCTTGGACCACGGGCGGGTACGTGCAAGAGCCACGCACGCAGCCGATGTCTCCTTGCCGCACATCGCCAGCGCCTTCTCCATCCCCTCGGCTACGGACTCGGCCGTTGCCGTGTACTCCGTCAGACCTACACCTGCCGTCATCTGGAGATACGAGTACGACGTCAGAGGCAGACGCACGCTCGTCTTGTCATCCATGAATGCCTTGTAGCAGTCTAGGTCCAGAACCACCTGAGGGGCACCCGTCGCCATATGCTCTAGCTGGCACAGACCGAAACCCTCGCCCGCTGACGTATTAATACCCACATCGGCCACGTTGTAGAGCTGGTTGATCGCGTCGTCGTTGAAGTACGCCTGCGGTGCCGTCGTATCAATAATGGTCACGCGCGTACCGTACTTCAGGTTGTCCAGGCCCAGCAGTTCTAGCTCGTTGAGGTAGATCTGGAGAGGCTGGTAGAACGCACCACCCTCGGGCTTAACACCAGTCACGAGGACGAGGTGAAGAGGCTGGTCGGGGAATGCCTTGATCAGACGCGCAAAGCCCATGATCGTGAGATCAAGACGCTTGCGCTGGGAGTTGCGGTTCATGTTCAGGAACACCTTGTCGCCCGACTTGAGNTTGAGGTTCTTGCGAATGCCTGCGCGCTCGCCGTCCGACAGAGGCTTGAACACCAGCGAGTCAATACCATGCTCCAGAACATCAATCTTGATGTTGGGCGTCGTCAGGCGGGTGAGGAGGTACTTCTTCCACTCCTCCGTGAAGCAGAGAATGCGGTCAGAGGCATTCTCAATGTTGCGGAGGAGACCCATGTCCGCGCCCTTGTACACCTGATCAAGGTAGACCCACAGCTTCCACGTCTTCGGGACATCCTTCACCTGCTGGATGAACTGGTTGATCACAATCGGGTCGTTGTAGATCATGATAATGTCTGGGTTGACCGTATCCACATACTCCTTGAACTTGTTGAACCCAAACCCCTGCTCCTTCGGGTCCTCGTTCGCAGCCGCATCGTACTGAATAATCCCCGTGAGCGGGCGGGCGGGCGTAGCTAGACGGGCAGGCGTACGCTGGAAACCGAAGTGGAAGATCTTGATGAGCGGGGCTAACGTGCCGAGCTGCTTCAAGAGGTTGTACGACACCTTGGAGTAACCCGTCACCTGCTCGGTGTGCGTGGAGACCAGTAGGAAGCGGATAGGAGCCATTTGTATGTATCATTTTCTAACCTGTAAATATAATAGCCATGTCTGAGTACTATCCGACAGTATCGCTTGCAGGGGGACCAATTATAGAGCGTGGAAAAACACAGTTCTCGAGTGCGTCTGAAGTTACTGCTGCACGCAAGAAGAACGTGATTGTTGGATACTACAATAACAATCAGTCGTCTCAGAAGTCCGTGCCTGGATCTCTATACACTGCCTTTAAAGGGGGAGTCAGAAATCTGTACGGATCGCCTATGAACATTTCGGGATACACGCCTTCGTTCTCAGTCAATATTCCGCAGCCCTCGGTCGTTACGACGCTGTCTTCGGGAGGACTTACACCAGGAACAACGGTAGTGGGTGTAACTACAACGGTAGTAACGACTGCATCATCTACCGCATTTGGGGTAGGTCCGATCTCATACACATATGTTTCCACTATCAGCATAAGTCCAGCGAGCGGAACAGCATCATCGGGTGGATTAACATTTGTATCATCGGGGAGTTTACCAAGCGGTAACTTTAATAGCTACGGAGTTATTGGAACGACGCCGTTAACTACAGCAGCGTTTGTCAGTTTCAATATGTCTCCAGTTTCAGCATATCCTAATCTTGTGATTGTAGGATTAACGACGTCTCCTGGCTCCTTTACGGCCGCTGGGGGAAACTCAACATGTATAGATTATGGAATTTGCCCTGGTGGCGACGGGGTCTTAGGCGTTAATTCATTACGTTTATATAGTAAGGGTGGCGGCANCGGCTTCGCTAATNTTGCAGCAACGCGGACATCAACAGATGTATACGCTGTTGCCTACGACGGGGTGAATACTGTGAACTTTTACAGTAACTCTACAATTATTTATAGCATGGCTAAAACTCACGGAACAACAGCCCTTGTCCCGATGGCTTCATTTGTGAATGCGAATATGACGGTGAGCGGACTAACATTTGGATCAAATTATGCAGTGACGACATATTCAAACACTGTAGCAACCTCCTTCTCTGTTCCTTCCGGAAAGTATGCCACGACTCTCACGACAGCGTCAGCCTATGCTCTGAATACCGCAAACACGTTTGTCCAGGCCAGTACTAT